TGGGGGTTTTTGTTTTATTAGTATTTAATACAGTATGGCTACAATAAAGCAAGCGCAGGATAGGTTTTTTCAAACAGGAGGGTTTGATTTTGGAGGTATCGCTCCAGTATCATCTCAAGTTTTAGATCCTATGCAAGCTTTACTAAGTAAATACATATCTGAATTTTTAACAACAGCTTCCGATAATCTTAAAAAAACAGGATCTGTTACAACGGGCGCACTAGATGAAAGCTTAGATTTCAATATTGTTAAGTTAAGGAACGGATACAGGATAGATTTCACAGCCTTAGATTATTACAAGTTTGTAGACAAAGGTGTAAGGGGTGCAGGTACAAGCCGAAAGAATAATAGTTCGCCGTATCGGTTTAAATTTATTAATCCTTCAAAAAGCCACGTTACAGCCGTTGAAAAGTGGATAATAAGAAACAGGTTAACAGCAACGGCAAGAGATTTGAAAGGGCGTGAAGGTAGGGAGCGCAAAGCAATCGACCCGACAAAAGGAAGAAAGACGCTAGCTTACATTATTGCACGTAGTATTAAAAGAGACGGTCTTTATGAAACAGGATTCTGGTCAGATGCTTTTGATAAAACATTCGCAGACTTCGGTGCTGAAATGTCAAAGGCGCTAGGGCAAAGCATAACGGTAAGCTTAGAACAGATGAAAACAGATTTGCAAAAAGGCAAAGGCATTAAAATATAAACGATATGAGTATAACAGTTTCACAGTCACCAACAGGTTATCAGTCAGCACATGGAGAAGTATGGCATGTTGTTGAATCTACAAATAAAAATGTCACAGGCTTTCAGTATGTATTTGATATTTACAAGTCTGGCAACTTAGTGACAAGGGTAAAGAACAGTCCGTACGGCACAGGCAAATACGGTGTATTAGATGTTGGTAACATTGTCAGGGCAACGCTAAATGAAGGATCTGTATCTAATTTAGATGTGTTTTCATTTGATACATCTGAGCAATTAGGATCTGAAGAGTTTTGGACTGAATACGATGTACGGTATGGTGAGGTAAGCGGTGGTGTATTGACTACAAACATATCATCAGGTACATATAGGGTTTACAATAATTATACACGTAGCGTATGGGATCGGAAGCAATCTGATATTACAGGCGCTATGATCTTAACTAATAGACCTACAGATACATATTGGTATAGCGGTGAGCCTGTTGTGTTATCTGTTTTCCTACCTTCAGGTCAAACATTTGCAAGGCAAGAAAAATATAACGGATCGGTGCAGAATGAATATATCGAAACAGGAAACGGCAATGCTTTTGTTTTTGGTTGGACGCCTGCAAGTGATGACATTACCTTTCAATTATCTGGTAGTGTTTCGGGTGTTATAGGTACACGAAACATAAAAAAGAAGTGCGCTAAATATGACACATACACGCTTGTTTTTCTGAATGCTTTTGGTGCTTTTGATTCATATACTTTCATACATGGGAAGATATTAAATGACAATCAGAAAAAGAGATTCGAGCAAATGAGATGGTCCTTATCAGGCGGTCAAATGGTTGACAAAGTCGGTTATGCTTATAATGAGGCTTCAAAGGTTTACGCTGGCAGCTATAAAGAAAAGATGCAATTAACAAGCGATATTCTAAGTACAGGTGAATACGATTGGTTAAGTGAGTTAATACATTCACCTCAAGTTTATTTATTGAATTCAACGACACAGGAGTTTTACCCTGTGATAATTACTGATTCTAATTATGAGTTTAAAGATGATCGTATAAATAAAACAGATACTTTAATGGTGAACATCGAATTTTCAATAGATAACAACGTTCAATTCAGATAGTATGTACGAACTGTTTATAGAAGGGCAAAGGGCAGATATTAACGATGACATCAGCATTCAGTTAACATATGCTATTGATGACATACGCAATTTTGCTTCACGTGAAACATCATTCAGTAAGCAGATTGTTTTGCCCGGTACAGGAAACAACGATACAATATTTGGGCATATTGCTGAAATGGGTAGTAATAATCCGTATTCACCCGGTCAGCCTAACATCGGTGCTGCTTTCAATGTGGCACAAACAAGCAGGGCTGAGTTAAGGTTAAATGGGTTGTTGGTTTTGCGTGGTGTTTTTAGACTAACTGGTATAATAAAGGAAGGTGACATGCTCGAATACGAAGGTGCTTTGTTCGGTGAGCTTTCTGGCTTAATGTCTCAGATTAGCAATAAGAAGTTAGAGGATTTAGATTTTAGCGCGTACGATCATGCTTATACACACACAAATATTTCAAACAGTTGGGATAACACACCCGGCAGCGGTTACTTTTATCCGTTAATAGATTACGGATTATATCGTGAAACAGATATAGTAGCGAATCAAGGTGATTACAATGTAGGTACTTTGCGTCCTGCTTTTTATGTGAAGGAGTATATTGATAAAATGTTTCAGGCGGCTGGCTATACTTATACATCAAATTTTTTTAATACAAGCTATTTCAAGTCTTTAATCATTCCGCACAATGCAAAGGAATTGACAAATAATGATCCAATTGCACTAGATAGGAATGCAGATGAGAATCAGACGTTTACAGGCCGCACTTATACGATACCTTTTGTTTTTGGTGATTTAGGATTATTCACTACATCAGATAGTGAAACATTTACCTTAGGAGGTTCTACAGGGATCAATGCCAATATAACTGTTCAAATAAATGTTGAGAGTTATGATGGTTTTGCAAATGATGCAAGGATTCAAATAAGAAAGGGAAGCACTACTATAAAAGAAATAACATTCGGAGCAATCGGTACGCATACCCTTAATATCGAGAATGTAGGGTTATCTGTTGGTGATACTATTTCAGTAAGGTTTGCGGATCTTACAATAGGTGCTGAAATGTATTATACCGGAAATATTACGATATTAACTGAAACACCTGTACCTGTACTTGCCCAATACGGTTCACAGCTTTTTGTTAATGATAGCATCCCGAAAGGTATATTTCAAAAAGACTTTTTAGCGTCTTTGATTAAGATGTTTAACCTGTATATTACGGAAGATAGGTTAAATGAGAAAACGCTTTTAATTGAGCCGTATGTCGATTTTATGAGTGGTACTGACATCGACTGGACTTACAAGGTGGCACGTGATAAAAGCTGGCATATCGTACCTATGGGTAATTTAAACGGAAGGATATTTGAATATAAGTACAAAGATGATTCTGATTTTTACAACGAAAGCTATCGCAAGAAGTTTAATCAGAATTATGCAGATAGGCAGTTCGATACTGGTTTTCAGTTTTCAAACGACAAACAAACTACAGAGATAATCTTTGCATCTTCGCCATTGGTAAAATATGAAAACAATGACAAATATGTAGTTCCTATATACAAAAAGTCGAATGAGTTATCTGCTGAAGATAGGATGGATTCAAACATAAGGATTCTATTCAGCAAAAAACTTTCATGTAATAGTTGGAATATTATTGGAGGTGAAACACCATACGCAAAGACTTCTTATGGGTATGCTGGTCATTTAGACGATCCGATTAATCCTACACAGGATCTTAATTTTGGCGCACCTAGTGAGGTTTACTTTACAGCCAGCACGTACCCTTCACAGAATCTTTTTAACAGGTTTTGGAGTAGCTACATTGCCGAAATAGCGGACAAAGATAGTAAGCTATTGACATGTCACGTGTATTTGAAACCATTGGACATAGCGCAATTAGATTTCAGTAAAGCAGTATTTATTGACGGGGTGCGGTTTCGGTTGAATAAGGTAAGTGATTACGATGTAACGAATAATGAACTTGTAAAGGTTGAACTTTTAAAAATAATTGATAATGGCTAAGACTGAAGTAGGTGCAAGTGTAAATGTAGAGTTTAAGTCTATAGGAGATATGCGCAAAGCTATTAAAGAAGCTACAAGCGATTTAATAGTAATGCAGGAGCAGTTTGGTAAGACTTCGCCTCAAGCGATGGAAGCCGCACGTAAAATTGCTGATTTAAAAGATAGGATTCAAGATGCAAAAGAACAAGCAGATTTATTTGATCCCGGAAATAAATTCAAAGCTTTTTCAAATGCGGCTTCACAGGTGGCTGCTGGTTTTTCTGCTGTACAGGGAGCAATGGCATTGGTGGGTGAAGAAAGTGATGATCTACAAAAAACATTAGTTAAGGTACAGGGTGCTATGGCATTAAGCCAAGGACTTAGCCAAATTGGTGATTTAGGTAAAGCATTTGATGAACTTAAAATAGTAGCTGTAAGGGCTTTTAATGGCATTAAGGCGGCTATCGGATCTATCGGTATCGGTGCGCTTGTAATTGCATTAGGTACTATTGTTGCATATTGGGATGACATAAAAGCAGCTGTAAGCGGTGTTAGTGAGGAACAGAAAAAGTTAAATAAAGAATCGGAAGCTAACTTAAAAGCGCAAAAGGAAAAGCTAAATGCAATAAGTTCACAGGAAAACATATTAAAGCTGCAAGGTAAAAGCGAAACGGATATTTTAAAACTTAAAGTAGGGCAGACAGATGAAGCGATAAAAGCGGCTGAAATAAATTTAAAGAATAGCATTGAAACGCAAAAGGCGCAAGTTGCAGCCGCACAACGTAATAAAGATATATTACAGGGAATCATAACATTTGTCACAGCACCTATATCTGCTTTGTTAAAAGGTATTGATTTAATTGGTAGTGCGGTTGGGAAGAATTTAGATTTATACGGAAAGTTTACTGGAGGTTTAGCATCATTAGTATTTGATCCGAAAGAAGTAAAGGCTGAAGGTGACGCATCTATTAAAGAACAAGAAAAAGCGTTATTAGAATTAAAAAACCAAAGAGCTGGTTTTCAATTACAATTACGAGATATTGACAAAAAATCTTCTGAAGATAGAAATAAGGCCGTAAAAGAATCAGATGATAAAGCTGCAAAAACAAAAGAAGAATCTGATAAAATTTTATATGAATCTAGAAAAGCATTGATGTCTCAAAGAGATGCTGAACTTTTAGATTTAGAAACAAAAAGGATTGAGGAAGAAAAAAAGTTAATAGCCGCAGGCGTTAAAGATAGATCTGCTTTTGATGAATCATATCGTTTAAAAAGAAAAGAGATTAATGATAAATACGATAAAGAAGAAAATGATAAAAAGGCGGCTGATCTTAAAAAAGAAAAAGATTTTCAAGATCAATTAAATAAAATCACATCAGAAACTAGATTATCTGGAATACAAGATGAAACACAAAAAGAAATTGAGCAGTTAAATATAAAATATGCCGAACAAAGAGCTTCAATATTAGCAAATGAGAATTTAACTGAAGAGCAAAAATTAACTTTATTAAAAGCATTAAAAGAAAAAGAAGCGCAGGAATTAGGCGCTATTGATGAAAAGAATAAACAAAAAGAACTACAGCGAACAGTAGAAATTGAGAATGCAAAGTTGCAAGCTGTTTCACAATCATTAGGAGCTTTATCTAATTTAGTTGGTGCTTTTGCAGGCGATAATGAAAAGAATGCTCGAAAAATATTTAACATACAAAAGGCATTAAATATATCACAGGCTATTGTTGATACATATGCTGCCGCAAATAGTATATTTAGACAAGCTGCTTTAAATCCTGCTACTGTTTTATTTCCTGCACAGCCTTTTATTGCAGCTGGTGTGGCTATTGCAGCTGGTTTAGCAAATGTTGCAAAAATATCACAGCAAAAATTTCAAGGAGGAAATACTGGCGGCGGCGCACCTCCTCCGCCTCCTCCACCTCCCGGAAATATGAATGCTCCTTTGTCACCTACTTTGTCACCGGCTGTGCAAGGGCAGGCGTTAAACTCAATGGCAATAAACAACTTAGGCAATCAGTCTTTAAGGGCATACGTAATGAATTCAGACATACAAAATAACAATCAAAGAAACGCATACCTTGAGCGTAATGCAAGGATAGGATAACATGGAAAATTTACCATTATTTAGATTAACGATAAAAGAAGACGAAAACGCCACACAGGAAGTTAACGCGGTGGCACTTGTTGACATTCCGGCAATAGGTGAAAACTTCTTTGCATTTGAAAAACAGTTGTTTGTTGAGCCGAAAGCAGGCGAATCAGAAGAGGAATTTATACCTAGCTGTATTTCGTACATGGTAGGTGAGGGCAAAGATCAAGAACAGGCGGCTGCTATCTGTTACAGCAAATGGAGTTCTCGAAATGAGAACTTTCAGGAAAGCTACAGCGACTATCCAAAACAGGCAAGTGAAAACGCAAAGATAGCTTTGAGGTGGGCTGAGGAAAACGGATGGGGTGAATGTGGTACACCTGTTGGCAAAGCAAGGGCGAATCAATTAGCAAAAGGTGAGCCGATAACACGTGACACGATTGCACGAATGGCAGCATTTGAAAGGCACAGACAAAACTCACAAAAGGAATTAGGGGACGGTTGCGGACGGCTTATGTGGTTAGCTTGGGGTGGTGATGCTGGCATCGAGTGGGCGCAGCGTAAACTTGAGCAAATAGATCGCCAAAAGATGCATGCTTTTTCTGTTGTAAATAGTGAAGAACGTATTGTAGTTGGCCCGGCAATGATTCCGGATATGCCTATTTATAGACGTGATGAAACAGGTGAATACTATGTTTTCTTTGACAAAAAGACTATTGAAACGATCGCTTTGAAGTTTTACGCAAAAGGGTTTCAGCAAAGCGCAAATGAGATGCATACAAAGCCTGTAGAAGGGATTACTTTTTTCATGTCTTGGATAGCAGATGAAAGTAAAGGCATACCCAAAATGAAGCAGTTTGAAGACCTACCTGACGGCACATGGTTTTTAGGTGCAAAGGTTATGAATGATGAAACGTGGGCGAAGGTAAAAGATGGCACGTTTAAAGGGTTTAGTGTTGAGGGTATGTTTGATATGACGGAGGTTAAGATGCGAATGAAAGAAGAAGAGATCATTGAAAAGTTAAGAGATTTATTGAGAGACTTTTAATTTTGTTTTTGTGTTTGGTTTAGGTTTACAACTCCCCTGCCTGTTTTTACGGGTGGGGTTTTTTATTCGTATTTATTGATATGAAAATCCTAACACTAACACAAAAATTTAGCGGCTGTGGTTATCACAGGCTTATGCTTCCGATCTCGTTAATGGAAAAGGAATACGGCAGAATTACCGATTCGATGACTGATGAACAATGGGAGGAACACGATTATGATATAGTTTTTATTAATCGCATTTGGGAACCTGAAAACCTAATTGAAAGGCGAAAGCAGAAAGGGTTTAAATTGGTTGTCGATGTGGATGACTATTGGATTTTATCGCACGATCATTTGATGTATGAAGGTTACAACGCTTCAAATTTTGCGGCACGTTTGATACACCACATGAGAGAAGCTGATTTAGTTACTTGCACTCATGAAAGGCTAGCAGACGCTATTTATGCGCATAATAAGAACGTTCAAATATTACCGAATGCGATACCTTACGGGCGGCTTCAATTTAACGGCGAAAGGGTTGTTACCGATGCTGTCAAATTGTTTTGGGCAGGTGGCATAACACACGAACAGGATTTAAAGTTACTACAAGCGCCACTCAAAAAACTATCAGGAAACATTCAAATGGTGATGGGTGGCTTTGCAGATTCTAACGATACGGAGCGTTATTACTGGCATAGGATGGCTAACTATTTCACAGCGGACCAGTCTTTGCCGCACATGTTAATTCGTGGCATGGAAGTGTTTAATTACTACGAAATGTTCAAACATTCTGACATCATGTTAGTACCATTGGTTAAGAATAATTTTAATGCTTATAAGTCGAATATTAAACTTTTAGAGGCTGCCGGAAAGGCAATACCGGCTATTGTTTCTCATGTCGATCCTTACTTAGATTTTCCTGAAGATGTCGTAAAATATGTCAAAAAAAGCAGTGACTGGCTTAAATATGTTAACGAATTAGTTAACGATAAAGATATGCGCGATGAACTTGGAGTTTTATTGCATACATACTGCGCTAAGTACTTCAATTTCAATGAAATAAATGAAAAAAGAAAAGCGGCTTTTTTAAAGTTATTGAGTTAATTTTTCAGCAGTCGTTCAACGGTCGTTCAACGGTCGTTTAACAGCCGTTCAACAAAGTAAAGTAAATAAAATAAATAAAGTAAAAGATATGAATAACATATGTTAATCATATGTAAAACATATGTTTCACATATGGAAAATGAAAATGAAAATGAAAATATAAATGAAGATTAAAATATAAATATTTAAACAGCAAATTTTTTGTTTTTCATTGGTAAATGTCCAGTTTTTTTAGGTTTCGGTATATATGGGCATGAAGAATCCGATCGAACTTTTAGCACAGGTTAAAAAACTTGTTTTTCAAGAAGAAACAGCAGCCGCACCAAGTTACACTTTGGAGGATGGTACTAAAATCATGGTTTCAGCTTTGGAAGTTGGCGGTATCGTTACACTCGAAGATGGTACACCTGCTCCGGCTGGTGAACACACTTTAGCAGATGGCACTGAAATCGTACTTTCTGAAGGTGGTGTAATTGCTGAAATAAAACCGAAAGAAGTTGAGGAAAAGGTTGAAGTTGAAATTGAAAGCGGCAAGGATATGGAAGAAAAAAAGGATGAAGAGAAAGCAAAAATGTCTGCAAAGTTTGCGGAGATTGAAAACAGAATCGCCGCAAGTGAGCAAAGTTTTTCTGCTTTACAATCTGATTACGAAGGTCTGAAAGCTGCATTCAGTAAGCAAAGCGAAGCAATGCAGGGACTTATTCAGCTTGTTGATACTTTGGTTAACGTACCTTCTCAAGCACCGGCTGAAGTTCCTAACAACTTTAAAAAGGTTAGCGTTGAAACAAAGGCTGACCGCATTCGCAATTATTCAAATTTCGTTTCACAATTTAAAAACAAATAAAGATGGCTTTTTTAGTAACTGGCCTTACGGCTTATGTAGAGCAAAATGAGCAACAGCTTGTTTCTCAGTCGCTGTTTGAGGCGAGAACTCAACAGCTTATCGTTTCTGAAGGAAATGTAATGACCGGAGTGAAAGGATCTGAAACTGTTAACAGAATGGATACTGATGTATTCTTTCAAGATGACAGCTCTTGCGGTTTCGCTGCTTCCGGTACAACTGAATTTACCCAACGCACTTTGACTGTTGGTAAAATCAAAACTCAGGAAATCCTTTGTCCGAAAGATCTTGAAGGAAAGTATCTGCAAAAGGCACTCCCTGCTGGATCTAATTACGATACAATGGCTTTCGCTCAAGATTATACAAATCTGAAAACAGGCAAGATTGCTGAAGCTATCGAGGTTGCAATCTGGCAGGCTACAGGTTCTGGATACGGCGGAACAAACGGACTTTTAAATAAGTTCAAAGGTATTAAGCAATTGATCACAGATGCAACTACAACTGTAGTAAATGCAAACGTAACTGGCTTTTACGGTTCAGGTGCGCCAATTACAGGCATCGATACTGCTGACAAAGCAAAAGCTGCTGTTCTTGCAGTTGTTAAGGCTCTCCCTGCAAAGATCAAAGGAAAGTCTGATGTTCGCATATTCTGCGGATGGGATACTTTTGATCTGTTAATCGCTAAATATGTTGATCTTAATCTTTTCCATTACAATTTGGGAAGCGACAAAAATGATCCTAATACAGAGTTCATCGTTCCTGGTACATCTTACAAAGTTATCCCTGTACATGGTTTGACTGGTACTAATGCAATATATGCTTTCAGAATGAGCAATATCTTCTTGGGTGTTGATCTTCAAGGTGAAGATGAGCGCTTTGAAATGTGGTATTCACAAGATGATCGCAATGTGAAGTTTCACGCTTCATTTAAGATCGGTGTGCAGTTCGCCTTCATGGATGAGATCGTGAAATTCGAAGCTTAATTAGTTAATCAATAGGGAGGGGTAAAACTCTCCCTTCTTAAAAAAATATATTATGCCTTGTGCTTTAACAACCGGATATACGCTCGACTGTAAAGACAGCGCAGGTGGTATTACCGAGGTTTATTTTATCGAAAAAAGTAACGTTACATCTATTGCCGCAAACACTTCAGGAGTGGTTACAGGAATCACAAAGGCAAGCGGTAAGCGTTTCTGGAAATATGAACTTCCAAAAGAAACAGGAAACTTCACTCATAATCCACAGGTTTCAACTGAAAACGGCACTTTGTTTTTCGAGCAAAATCTCACAATCGTTGTTAACAAACTTTCAGCGGCTGTAAATACAGAGCTTAAATTGTTAGCTCAAAACGTTCTTATTGCAGTTGTTAAGGATAACAATAATAAGTTTTGGATGCTTGGTAAGGAAAGAGGTATAGATATGGCAGCATCTGAAAGCGGAAGCGGTACAGCGTTCGGAGATCGTTCGGGATATACTTTAAACTTTATGGGTAAAGAACCCGATCAACTTTATGAAGTGAATAGTACTGTAGCTGCAGCACTTGAAACAGCTGGTTGATAATTGATGAAGAATAGGGAAAGCGCCTGCCTGCATTTAGGCGGGCGTTTTTTGTTAATCGGTATTTATTAAAGGAATGATAAAACTCACAAAAGGAAATACTGAAACTTTGATTTTGACGCTTAAGGAAAAGCAGACTATCTTAGATGCAAATTTTCTTTTCGTGTTTCAAAGCAGAACGACTAACGATAAAGTGAAGTTTGTGATTGTAAACAGTGCAGATCAAAGTTTATATCAAGATCGCTACAATCAATTTTCCTTAGTAGTAAATACCTATTTTGCAAATGTGGAGGAGGGTTGGTACACTTACAAAGTATATGAACAGGCAAGCACTACAAATACGAATGAAGCCAATGCAGGTGCAATTGTTGAAACTGGTTTAATGTTTTTATCAGATGGTCAAGATGTGACCACAACTAAATATAATAACTCAACAAGTTACAAAGTTTATGATGCAGAATAGAGTATCTTTTATAAAGTTTGCCGATGTCAAAGTGCCGGTAATGAAGGAAATGCCTAACAAAGGTTGGGTTATGTTTGGCGAGGATAATAAGTTCCCTAATATGTTGCTTACAATGTTTAACAAAAGCAGCAAGCATAACGGTATTGTATTGGGAAAGGTAAACTACATTGTAGGCAAAGGCTTTGATAATGTCACACAGGCGAATGCTTATGAGAATTCAAATGAGATACTTAAAAAACTTTGTTTAGATATTGAAGTTTTCGGAGGGTGTTATATTGAGGTGCAGTATAACGAATTAGGCAAGATCGGTGCTTATTATCACGTACCATACCATAAGGTTAGGAGCAATAAAGATAATACGCAGTTTTTTGTTAAAGATTGGGAAAGTTACAAAAAGAATGATGAACCAAAAGTATTTTTAGCTTACAATCCTAATCAGGATGTGAAGATGCTTCGCAATCAAACGCAAATACTTTATTACAAAGAATATCGTCCAGGGGTTGAGACTTATAGTTATCCCGGCTATATGGGTGCTTTAAATGCGATACAAACGGATATTGAAATAAGCAAATACCATTTGTCAACTATTACGAATGGAATGTTTGCTTCAAAGATGATCAGTTTTTTTGAAGGCATACCTAGCGAAGAAGAGAAAAGAGAAATAGAGAAAGGATTTAAAAGCAAGTTTACGGGCAGTGAAAATGCTGGTAATATCGTTTTGAATTTCGGTAAAGATCCTGCAAAGCGTCCGCAATTGGATGACTTAAGCAGTACCGAATTAGATAAACATTTCGATATACTTGCAAAGAGTATTCAACAAGAATTATTCGCTGGTCATCAGGTTGTTAGTCCGATGTTATTCGGTATTCGTGTTGAGGGTCAATTAGGAGGTCGTAGTGAGATTCGTGAGGCTTATGAGATATTTAAGGCTACTTATGCAAACGACAAGCAGCAAAGTCTTGAAATGCTTTTTAAAGAAATAACAGGAGTTGAAAATAAGATAGTTCCTGTTGAGCCGATAGGTTTTGAATTTAGCGAACAGACGCTTTTACAGATTGCACCTAAAAAGTGGTTACTTGAAAAGGTTGGTATCGATCCTAATCAGTATCCTGAAATTGCACCCTCAAATGCACCCTCAAATGCACCCTCAACAGTTAACGAAAACCTGAAAAACCTAACAGGTAGACAATGGCAAAGCCTTACACGTATTATCCGCAAATTTGAAAAAGGTGAGATCAGTCAAGAACAAGCTAAGTTACTTTTAAAAAGCAGCTTAGGTTTGAATGATGACGAAGTGAACACAATGCTTTCTATTGATAACGCAATGGAGTTCAGCGCACAAGAAAAGGATGAACTTTTACTTGCTGAATTTGCAAAGTGCGGAGTAAACAAATCTGATTACCTTATTGTAAAGACATTGCCTGCAATGTTTACATCACAGGAATTTAATGAAGTCAATCAGCTTGAGGCAAACGTTTTGGATCTGCTTAGAAAAGATAAAAGAATAACTCCTGAGATTATTGCCGAAACATTGGATATCGAGGTTGACAGCGCAAAGCAAATAATCAAAAGGTTAACGGATGAAGGCCGCATATCTGTAAAAGTTGTAAAGGTAGGTATTGATGAAGTGATAGAACGCACTTTAACAGAGCCTTTGTCAAAGCAAACAGATATACAGCCTGAAACTTTGAACTTTAAAATCTTTTATGAATACACTTGGAAGCCTGGTTTTACCGATGCTGACAAAGATACAAGGCGCAACTTTTGCGCACGTTTGCAGGATTTAGGTAAGTTATGGTCACGTGCTGAAATTGAAACCATGAGCCGTAGAATGGGTTACAGCGTATGGGATCGTAAAGGTGGATGGTATACAGAGCCTGACGGGTCAAGATCAAAAGAATGCAGACATCGCTGGGTACGTCAAATAGTAATGAGAAAAAAATAAAACATGAGAGATATCCTTTTTATCAGTCCTGAAAATATTTATGAGCGCTCGCCTGTTCATAAAAATATAGATAGCAAAATGATCGTTTCCGAAATAAAGACTGTTCAGGAAATGCAGCTTTTGCCTGTTTTGGGTACAGCTCTTTATGAAAGATTGCAGGATGGCATCGACAATAATAATTTAACAGCGGATGAAGAGACGCTGCTTAAAGATTACATCCGGGATGCGATGATACATTACACTATTTCAGAGCTTGCAGATGGTTTGTCGTATCAGATATGGAATAAGGGACTGACAAGGAAGTCAACGGAAAACAGCGAAGCGGTGAGCGCATCAGAGATTGATGACTACAAAGCAAAGTATAAGAATCGTGCTGAATGGTATTTAGAAAGATTAATTAATTATCTTATTGAAGAAGCCGGTACCGGATCGAAGTTTCAAGAATATATTAACCCGGGCAGCCGTGTTGATACTTTTATTCCTAAGCGGTCGGCTTATGAAATAGGTATTTATTTAGGTAAAACAGCGATGCCAAAAGAGGATGTTCCTAAGTGGTATCGTTATGAATTCTTATCCTGTTGCCAATGAGTTATACAAAGAAAACCGAAAAGCTTTTAAAAGCATATTTAAAAAAACATGAGTCCAACACTCAATCAAATAATAAAAAAGCTAATAACGATCGCGGCCGCTCACAAACAAGTGAGAACGGCAAGACACGTAAAAGCTGAAGACTTTGTAGTTTTCGATTACAAAGATATCGAATATCCTGCTGTATGGTACACTTTAAATACAAGTTCGATTACAGGAAAGGAAAAGACTTACAGTATTATTGTGACCATTGCAGATATTCATCATGTAGAAAACATGGATGAACTAGAAATGCAAAGCGATTGTGAGTTAATCGGTCACGATCTTTTGGCGCAGATAGGCTGGGATAAACATGAGTGGACGATGCAAAGGTCCGCAAACTTTGAGTATTTTAGGCAAGGTCAGGAAGATGTTTTGGCAGGAGTTACTTTTCAGATTGATTTAAAAGTGCCTATGATTTACGATGCTTGCCAAGCGCCTTCAAATTATGAGTTACCTAATGGAAATTTCGTATATATTAACACAAACAGATTTATGACAGTTGCGGATTTCATAGTAGGTAGCGGTCAGCCGATGGAGCAGGGAGATACTGAATACCAAAACAATCAGTTGACTATTGCTCCTTTTGTGTTTATCGATGGCATATTGCAGACCTATGTAGTGCGGTCTGATCGTAGGTATATTTCACACAATGCAACAACAAAAACAATAACAATAAACGGAGGTGTCAATGAAGGCGAAAATATTAGGATTCTTTTGTAGTTTGATTCTTTTATCTGCATCGGTAAAAGGGCAAACTGTTGACGGTGTTTTATACACTAATTTTAACAACTATTATAAATGGCGTGGCGGTGCTTTTGATTCTACTTTATTGCTTCCTACTATTGCTGCTTCGATTGGTCGCAGGCCGGGAGCGTTGCGTTACAATACGACAGATAGTTCGGTTTATTCGTGGACTGGTACGCAATGGAGAAAGGTAGGTGACGGTGCTTCCGTACCTACTTTGCAGCAAGTTACAACGGCAGGGAATGTTACAACAAATAGTATAGAAATTGAATATACTGAAGGTTCGGGTAGTGTTGTTAGATTAGACGCTGATGGTGGTGATGGTCTTATTGAGGTTGGTAATTCTGCTGCTTCTGGGCTTGTAACTATTCAAAGAAATAGTGCTGATAGCGGTGCTATTAATTTTTTCAAAGGTTCATATGGTACTAAATTAAAATCGCAAAATCCTACGGCAAATAGAACATTGACTTTTCCTGATACGTCCGGAAATTTATCAGTAGGTGTTGCAGTAAATGGCACTACCTACATGGCAGGTACAAACGGAATTACAAATATTGGCTATGTAGATACTGCAACGGTGGTAAAAGCATATGTCACAAATGCTGAAGCGGTTACGATTACAAGAGGTCAGGTGGTTTATATTTTTGGGGCGCAGGGTGACAGGGCAGCGGTTAAGCTTGCAAAGAATACGAGCGATACATTTAGTTCAAAAACACTAGGTATTGTAAGGGAAGATATCGCAGCAGGTGCAGCTGGATGGGTTACAACACAAGGGCAAGTTAGCGGAATCAATTTAGGCGCATACATAGCAGGGGATATTTTATGGCTCGATAGCGTGCCTGGAGGGTTTACAAAGGTTAAGCCAGTTGCACCGTTACACTCGGTTTTTGTTGGCGTTGTAGAGCGTGCAAACGCAGGGAACGGCTTAATTTATGTTAAGCCACAAAACGGTCAGGAATTAGGAGAGCTACATGACACAAAAATAACTTCACCTATAAATAATCAAGTTTTGGCATATACGGCTGCTACTGATATCTGGGAGAATAAGACTATTGAAAATATATTGCAATTTGATACCGTTCCTTTGGCGGTCTTTGGTGCGGGTAGCGGTGCGGCAGGTGATACGGCAGCATTCACTACATCGGCTGTTTATGGTAGCTTTTACAATGCAGGTAGCGATACTTTGATTATAACGCAAATGAGAGCAGGGGTGTTAGGTACTTCGCCAAATATTACAACAGAGGTTTATTGGAATGATTCTTTGAATGTAATCGGTGGGGGTGCGACATTATTAGTGACAGGCGGCACATCGGTAACGGGTACGATAGGTGCAACAAATGTAACATCGTTCACGAATAATAAGATTCCGCCGAATGTATGGGTATTTGTAAGGACATCAGCGGTGGCAACAAAGCCGACTTATTTTACTTTGACTTTATTAGGGTATAAAAAGAGAATATGAGATTTACTTTTGTAATATTACTTTTTTTGAGTTTAAGTGCGGATGCGCAAATGATTATTAAAGCGCATCCTAATTATGTGCCGTTTGCGTCTGCTAATCTTTTATTAGATCAGTATTCAGGTGCGGCAGCGGCTTATTCTTTGCGTAAACTTAGAACAGCATACACAGGTAGTGCAATAAGGGTAAGAAGGTCAAATGATAATAGTGAGCAGGATATTGGTTTTACAAGCGGTGGTGATTTAGATACGGCATCCCTCAAAACTTTTGTAGGTGCGAATAGTGGGTTTGTTACAACGTGGTATAATCAGGGGGATAGTTCAGGTCGTGATGTTAGTCAATCGGCAGCGGCAAATCAGCCACGTATAGTTAATGCTGGTGTTGTTGATAGGCAGAATGGGAAAGTCGCAATGATATACGATGGCTCTAATGATTTTTTAGAAGCGGCAACAGCATCGCATTGGACTTTTTTACATTTTGGAACAGCTCATACAAATTTCGGTGTTGCAAGAGCGGGTAATGTTACAGATCCAGAAGCACTTTATGTAATATGGGGAACAACAAGCACCGTATCAAGAAGAGGCGCATTTTTAGGGCATGACACAAGAAGCTCTGTTCCGAGAGATAGGGTACTGGTTCATATAGTAGGAAATGGAGATGCTGGTACTCCTGGATCAATTGTATGTATTAATGCTCAATCATCTGGCGCAACCCCTGCTAACACTCAATTTTTAAGTTATTTATTAGGAAGACCTAATACATCTACGTTAGCGGATCGTAGTAATATAGCTACAAATGCAGGTACAATATCATCTAATAATACAGATGTTTCATCATCTGCAACAGGCAATCCTAATCATCCTCTTGCTTTTGGTATGGCAAGAAATGCAAGTGGTACAGCTCAATCTTTTTTATTAGGATCAATACAGGAACAAATTTTCTATAACTCAAATCAGTCATCAAATAGAACGGCAATTAGCAATAATATAAATTCTTATTATGGGATATATTAAGGTTTTACCACAAGCAGGATTAACAAGCGAACAGAGGGCAGAGGCTATCAGTTACGAACTATGGGCAATTAGCAGACCGCCGCAGGTACGTAACCCGAATGATGTAACGACCTATCTTTTTGGATGGGTGAAGCATCCAACACAAGATTCGGCATATACGGATACAGTAAATACAGCTTTAGAAATTGATTTAAATTATAATATTATTGTGCATCCGGAAAACAATCTTACTAATTTGATTGCTTTGTTTCCTGAATTATCACAAGCTGAAAAGGCTGGACTGGCAGCGTTTATTGAATCACAGCAAAGCTTTCCTTTTCAGTATATAATACCACAGGAAACAACGGTATTTACTTATGAACAAATGAAAAATTCAGGATGGTTTCCTGAAATTGAAGAACTATGAGAGGGTTTATTTTACTTATTATCGCTTTGTTACTTGCAATAGTTTTATTGCCAGTTGGCTTTGCTTTTCAGATAATTACAACGTTATTTAAAAGCGTAAATATATACCTTTTTACTATCGCAAAAAGTATTGACCAGCTTGGTAATGTAGTTTGTGCCGACCTTTTCAATTATACCATGATTAAGAAGGATGGCTATAATTTTGGGCATGAAGACGTGACAATCAGTCACGTGTTGGGAATGAATAAAAAAATAAATAGATTAACATTTACAGGCAAAGCATTATCTTGGCTGTTAAATGCAATTGACAAAGATCACGTAGAAAAAGCGATAGAATATGGCAAAGATTGAATTAGGGGTTGTGTGGCTGCTTAGCTTTGCAGCATTGATAACAAAGGATAATTTCACTTTCGTTTTGTCAACAGGGGCAAGCATTACCATTATCCTGCGTAACCTACCAACAGCCTGTAAAGTAATAAAATCAATAACAAGTAAAAAGAAATAATATGCCAGAATGGTTGAAACGATTAACGAAAACAGATATTAGAAACAGCCTTGCTATTATCATCGTTTTAGGTTGTTTTGGTTTGGTTTATCTATTACAAGTCAAAGCCATACCTGAGCAAAATCATGATATAGTTAATATTGTGGCTGGCTTTATTTATGGCGGTGCATTGGCCGGGGTTGTTGGCTTTTATTTCGGTAGTACAAAACAGGATAAAAACCATAAAAATGAGGATTGATAGACAGATGCATTTAGGTGCTGGTTGCTTTATTAGCTTCGTTGCACTTATATTCTTTGAGGCTATTCATGCGCATTGGATGTGGGTGATAGGTACGGTTGTTGTCGCGGCTACTTTTAAAGAAGTAAAAGATTGGTACGATTACGGCAAGTTTGATATATTTGATGCGCTATATACCATAGCCGGAGGTAGCATAGGTATAGCACTCGCAATCTTTACATAATGAATTACAAATTAATTAAATACGTCATTTTCGGGGTATTTTGCATCATTTTACAATCATGCTTATTACCAAAAAAACTTGACAAATTCTTCGATAAGAAGCCAACATTAGCAGCAAAGAAATGCGAAGAGGTATTTCCTATAAAGGAAACCATTGATACGGTTATAGTGGTAGATTCGACCACTTTACAAGCTTATGAGATGGAGTTTGTATATCTACACTCAATACTTGACAGTTTATTAGGAAGCGATGTTTCTGATTCTGTGAAACGTGAGATAGTTACCATATTTCAGGAAAAGAAAGTACCTGTTATCAAATACAAGTATATTACAAAGACTGTAGAGAATACACGTAAACTTCAGATTGTAAAGGATTCCTTGACAGTTATTATTGATGAGTTGACTCAAGATGTAAAGGATAAACATAAAGAGTATATAGCCGCTTACAAAGACTACACAGTAGAAAAAGAAAAGGCGGATAAGTATAAAAGGCAAAGGGATAACCTTTACTGGTGGATATTGATTTTACTAATGTTATTGTTCAGAAAACCTATTGCAAGGACAGCTTCTAAATTAGTCACTAAATTTTAATAATATGTTTTTAGAAATAGCACCATTATCAGAAAGCATTGATATGTTTATAGCGATTGCATTCTGTTTCATCCCTCCATTTATATGGTTTTATTATGGATACAAAGCTTCAAAGACCGGCAGCCTATATAAAAAGCAGCGTGAAAATATGCCGCCCGGATATTATGAGTGGGCAGAATCAGATGTAAATGTTTCCTTTTGGAAAACAGGTCATTTTTATTTTGGCTTAACATGGCTTATATTAGGAAGTTTATTCTTTTGGGCGTTCCTGTGGCCTGATCATCATGATGTGTGGTTTGTAAAGTAATGAGTTTACAAAATCGGAAAAAAGTAAAACTATATGCTTTCACTAGGCTACCCAATTATTTCCGCTCTTTTATGTGCCGTAATCGAATATTTGCGTATTAAATCGACTCATGGCAAGGTTGAAAATGTGAGTAAGTTTTGGAGCGTTACGATAGCCTTTGTGTTTTTCGGTTTGTGCCTTGCTTTATCGGTGAATTACTATGATGACATCATGCCTCACCACGTTTTATACTATGCTTTGTACTTTGTAGGATGTAGGGGTTTATTTTATGATGTGCTTTTAAACGCATTCAGGGGGTTACCTTTCGATTATTTTTCAGACCATACAAACAGCTTAACAGATAATTTGAGCCGAAATTTGGGCGGTTTCTGGGCTTTACGTGGCATTTCTCTTTTTCTTTATATTATTTTCGGGTACTTATGGCTATTGTCAACATCAAATATGATATAAGCGATCCGGATGACAGGATGGCTTTACATCGTGCAATGTACAGCTTAGACATGGCAGCTTTCATATTTGAGGTTTTATTGAATGGCAAAAAGCGGTGTGAATCTATTTACGGCGAAAATGCCACAATAGATGACGTTTGGCAGTATTTATGGAAAGAATCACAGGAACATAAAATAGACATTGATAAACTAATTGAATGAAACAAATAGATATAGCAAGGGATTACAGGACAAAGCATGGCATGGAAATGCCAACACTAACACTTGCCCGATTAATGTATAAAGAGAATGTTCAGTCTTTTAAAAATGTGGATTCAGCTAGGCAAGCGTTAAGGTATATCGAAGGTAAAAGCGGAAAGGCAAGCGTAAAGGTAGCAAAGGATACACCATTCTACAAAGAAGAGCCAAGACCTTTAAATCCTTACAAGCTTCCCGAATCAGAGGAAAGTAAATATGAGCCGTTTATTTTAAAGGCAAAGCGGTTAGCGGTGCTTTCTGATATTCACGTCCCATATCATTCTATTGAGGCGGTTACGGCTGCATTTGATAAAATAGCTGAAGAGAAGCCAGATGCGATCCTTTTGAATGGTGATACGGTGGATTTTTATGGTCTTTCTAGGTTTATGAAAGATCCTCGCAAAAGATCGGTAGCGCATGAAATACAGGCGGTGAATGAGTTTTTGGATGTATTGCAGCAATTTAATGCTAAAATTTATTACAAGCTAGGTAATCATGATGAAAGATACGAACACTACCTAATGCATAAGGCACCTGAATTGTTAGGCATCCCGGAGTTTAAATTTGAGAATCTCCTTAAGGCAAAAGAAAGGGGAATGGCAGTAATTGGTGAAAAGCGTATAATAAAGGCAAATAAGCTAAATATTATTCACGGTCACGAATATCCTTCCGTTTTCAGTCCCGTAAACATTGCACGTGGTCTTTACATGAAAGGTAAGGTTTCAGCAATGCAAGGTCATAATCACCAGACTAGTGAACACACTGAAAGTGATATGAATGGTGAGATAGTTACGACATGGTCACTAGGTTGTTTATGCGAATTAAACCCAGCTTACATGCCATTAAATAAATGGTCTCATGGTTTTGCAATAGTTGACTTAAATGATAACGGCAAAGACTTTCACGTTCGTAATTACAGAATCTATAAAGGCAAAGTATTATGAGTGAAGAAACACAGATACCTGAATTTCCAGAATATACAGGTTTTGAGTTGCTCGATATTATCAGCAACCAACTTGAGGTTATCGCTACCCTTGCCGAATTATCAGAGCCGCAATACCGTACTTATGAAGATGAAATGGAAGATGTTAATACTGTAAAACGTAATACTTACAGAATAGTATTTGCCGCACAAAGAAAGCTGCTTAAATATGTAAAAGATTATGAACAGAAAAAAGAACAGCCATGAACTTGCAAAAACTACAACACATTCTCCCTGTAAATGTTTATGATGCGCTTGCAAAAGGTAATAAAAATATTACTAACAATTTCAGGTTAGCGCATTTCCTTAGTCAGGTTGCACATGAATCGGGTAATTTTAAAGTGCTATATGAGAATCTTAACTATTCCGCCGCTGGTCTACTTAAGGTGTTTCCACGTTATTTCAATGCAACTACAGCCGCACAATTTGCACGTAAGCCGCAATTGATAGCCAATAAGGTATATGCTAACAGAATGGGAAATGGTAATGAGGCAAGCGGTGACGGATGGAACTACAGAGGGAGAGGTTATTTACAGGTTACAGGTCGGGCAAATTACAAAGCATTTAGCGAATATATCGGTGAAGATTGTGAAAAGCATCCCGATTTAGTTGCAACAAAATATACTTTAGATTCTGCTTTGTGGTTTTTTGATAGGAATAAACTTTGGACTTTATGCGACAAAGGGGAGGAGAATGTACCTATTGTTAGCAGAAGAGTTAACGGAGGAATTAATGGGTTAGAGGATAGGCTTAATAAATTCCGCAGCTTTATGAAGTATTTAAACAGCTGACTTCATTTTGTAGTCAACTGGTTACAATTTATAACCGACTGGTTTAGACATTTTAGACATTTATTTAGACATTTGTCTGTTTATTTCACATATTTTTTTCTATATTTTTTTAGTAGGGGCCGGGTTGCATTATTCCATATATTAAAAACTTTATAATAACAATTATTACATATTTTTATATCTTTTGAATAATCTCTATTATTATATTCTAATTTAATTGTTATATTTATACTTGATGCACAACATTCACATATTTTATTTTTAATGTGTATTGCTCCACAAGGATACCTTTCATGATAATTCTTAGCTATATTATTTATTGTATCCATTTATTGTTATTTTAATATTTTAAATTCATATTTATCATTATCAGAAAAATAAATAAATATATTATAATCACTATATTTTTCATAGCAATATTTTTCTAAATAATTAAAATCATATTCATTCGTATCTTTCGGAACACCAAGTAAAAAAAACGGCTTTGCAATTATTTGGTTTTCCTTAAATTGTTCGGCATATTCATCCATTGCTTCATGAATAGCCTTAATTAATTTTTGATCATCTTTAAAAGTCCAATTGTCAGTGAATTGATAAATTCCTGCTTTTTTTTTAATATTTCCTCTTTTGTTTTCATAATTTAATTTTATTTATTTAGACAATATATAGACGTTTTATTATTTATTTCACATCTTTTTGTCTATATTTTTTTAATTGTTCTATGTACCATTTAGCACCTAATTCAAAAGAACCTACTGAAGTAGTTAAATCTTCAAGTCTTGATTCTTTTGCTGCATTTAAAATTTCTTCATCTGATATTTCATACAACCCATCCTTAGCATCTTCTTGCATTATTTCTGTAATAAGTTGCTTTTGTTGTTCTTTCCATTTTTGATGCCTTTCTATAACCTGTGCTTGTCTTTCGTACTCATTCCATTGTGCTGGTGTCATAACTAATCTTTTTTAAATGTATCTTGATAGTATTGTTCAAATTTTTCTTTTGATGATTTACCATTTTCACAAACGCCATGAATAAAAGTACGCCTATGTTCGTGTTTGTGCATTTCTTTGGCTTGTTCAAAATAATGTCCAGCATCTTTTTTTAAATATTTATAATCTATTAATTTTTCAATTAACCATTCTATTGATGTTTGCATAACTTATTTTATTTTATCTAAAGGATAAGCGTTTAAGATTGAATCGCTATCTACACCCCAAATTGGGGTTGGAGGTTCTAATTCAAATTCATAATCTACTACTGTAACCATTGCTTTTTCATCAGCAGCTTTTAATGCAGCTTGTACATGAAGTTTAGCAAATTCAACAAATGCTTTGCATATTGATTCATCATCTTCTGTCCATGTTGTTCCAGATTCTTGATCCAGTTTTTTTAAATATTCTTTTGCTGTTATCATAACTAAAGTTTTTTAATTGGAAGTAATGTTACCTTTGTTATTGGTTTTACACCTGGTTTATCTTTACAACCATCAACTAATATAAGTCTTTCTGTGTATATTCTTCTATTATAATACGTTCCTAATGCTGTAATGTCTTTATCTTTTTTATGAGTATAAAATACATCCCCATCTTTACCATTTACAAGCGTCCAGCTTTCTAATGTTCTTGTACCTTTTGGCATAATTAATATTCTTTTTCAATTATTAATTTTTCTACAGAAACAATGTATTTCTCATCTATCCATGTGTTCCTTGCTGTATAATACCTGTCATTTCTTTTAAAAGCTCTATGGCTTTCTTTTTTTCTTTTATACTTTGTATGTACAGTGTATTGATTATCAGGGTCAAACCTTGCATGGAAGATTTGTGTTTCTTCTTCATTATGCAAACTCTCTTCATAGTGAGAATTTCTTTGTAACCAATTAAACAAAATAGTCCTATTGTTTTCTGTCATTTGGTGCCAATATTTATCTGTCAATTGTTGCCAAAAATGCATTCTTGCAATAGGTCTTGGTGGTATACATGCTTCTGCTAAAAAAGATAACTCAAAGAAGTCTATACTAAATAATTGTTCTTTCATAATTTTTAATTTTAGTAGTCAAGATAGGTACTGCCCCTATTATCTCCCACACTATAGATGGTGCATTGCTTCTAATGCTACTTGACTATTTTGCTTGTCTTTCCAAGCTGTCACTGGTTTAAAATAGATGCTATCTATTTCAACATCACCAGAAGTGCACTCAGGACAGGATTCGAACCTGTATGAGTTGTCAATCTCCAGAGTATCTAAGGTTTTGACTTTCCTATCATAGAACTCTTACGTCTAACCAATTCCGCCACTTGAGTGCAAAACTACAGTTTGTGTCACCCACACAACGACTATACTTCTAAGGTTTTCTTATGTACCTATAGTACTGCATGGTGTATAGTTACCTTTAAACCCGAATGGTGTTTTTGTTTATGACTGTAGTTTTTTGCTTCTTTGTTCGGTTTTATACCGAAGTTAAGTATCTTTTTTTGCATAAAGTAGCGTTTATCGGTATTTATTGCAGTTTATTACTTCGCCTATTTGACTATATCGGCAAATATTAGGCATTGCGCAAATAAGATAGTTATAAGCCATTTAAGTCGCAGTATTTCAAAGCTAACTCTAAGGCTCTATTAGCATTCTCTCTTGACCAATCATAGAAGTCATCATAGTTCAATTCCTCATTTGGAAACACCTTTGACCAAATGTACTCGTAAACATTTAAACGGCTGCTAACATCGGTTTGCCTCAAGTCGGGGTTTAGTTCTTCGTTTGACATTTTGTTGTTATTTAAAAGTTAGTAATTCTATTTAAGTTTTGTGGTTCAATTACCGCCCTGACGGCAAGCCGCAAACCGTCATAAAACAGTTTTAGGAAGATACCGTTCCTTTCCTGTTCCATTGCAAGCAGAACATTTTGGAATATGCCCTCTTATACAAGTGTCATAATATCCACTACCATTACAGGCGGTGCAAGGTTTTAATTTCCAACCCTTAACGTATTTCTCAAAATGTTCCTTCCTTTGTTGTTTACGTTCTTTGAAATCCATAACAAACCCGTTTTATAACATGGTGTATAAGCCATGCCAATTAAAAGCCGTTGTTAATTCGATAGTTCCAAACAGGCACGGCTCATACACCTGTCCGTTATTTTACTTTATATGCTTTAAAGTATAATACCTTCCAGTATAATTACTTTATATCTTTTTAAATATAACCGACTGCTTTTTTTACAAATTTGCAGCTATTAATAATATTAAAAATAGCATTATTAAACTTGCAAATAAAATCAATATAGCCCATATTAAATTATTTGGATATCTTGATATACCGTTTGGCACAGTTATATTATCACCTTTTGAACCATTATCAATAAGAGTTTCTCTTAATTTTATCAGCAAATTTGTTTTTTCAACTGAAGAAGTTTTGCTATCAACTTTCATTAATTCGCCATAACTTTCTTTTAAATTTTTATACCAAAATTCTATATCTTCATCAGGTGTTTTCCATAAAATAGATGTATAACCTTTTGTTAGATTATTTGCTTCTAAATAATCAATTGATTTTTTTAACTCATTTCTTGCTATTTCAACAGTATTAGAATTGGCTGCACGTTCTAAATATCCTAAGCAATTTTGATTAATTTGAACGCTTTTTGTAATTACAATGCCAAATATTGATAATGATAATAAACATACAACGGTTAAAATAATTCCTTTCATAATTTATATTTTTTAAGTTTTTAAATATAACCGACTGCTGATCTTACAGGAAGCAGCCGGGTTTTACCGCATCTTCCTTTTCCAAAACTAACTTAATGTTAATTTATGCGGCAAAGCGTTTATAATTTATTTAACTCCCAAATATCTTTTCTGATCTGCTTACATTGAAAAGCTATAAAAGAATTCTTTTCAGGTATCTCAATATTATAAATCTCACATATTTTCATAACTAAAGTAATATTGTAGATGTATCCTGTTTTACTAACATAAAATGTATTTTTCTTTACACCTTCAGTAAATATTACTTTTCCGTTTTCAATAGCAAATGCCGCACGATTCCATTTTATATTATTCTTATTGAAAAAACTAATTAGTGATACCCTGAAAAACCTTTTTACAGTATTTATTTTAGGATGTGTTGAATAATGAAAATGTATTTTGAGGTCTGCATTGTTGTAGCTTTTTTTGATAAATGCGATTTTTCTTTCTGGTTTGATTAGTTGCATGGTTTTTAGTTTACAAGTTTGTAAAAATGTGCTGCTTTGCACCAATTTAGCCGATCATGTGGGCAGTATTTAAGGCTATCGTTCCATATCTTTTCTTTTGCTTCCTGAGTTAATTTTTCAAGCTTATGCTCTGATTCCAATACACTATATCCCATCCTAAATACTTCCCGGTATGCATATGATCTGCCAATAAAATCATTAACCTGATCCGCATCTTTTCCGCTTTCTTTCAGAATATTGATAAAAGGAACAATTAGCATATCTGTTAAGTTAGTTTCCATTTTTCAAATATTGATTAGGTGAGTAAATATATTCAGCACCTTGCATTTTAAATTCAGCAAACTGATCTAATACGATTCTCCTTTGTGCCTGCCATACTCTTTCAATGTCAATATTAACTTTTTCTTCATGATCGTAATATCTTTTGTATGTATTTATTTTGAAATAGCCATCCAAAAGAAGACGGCTGTAAATAGCTGTGTTAATTTGATTTTCGTAAAGGTCACCATTGCAAAACTTGTAATAGGCTTTATTAACTTCCATAAACCAATTTACAGGCATAAACTCCGGGACGTTGGTAGGTGTTAGCGGTGTGTTAAGAATTATCTTTAAACGCATTTCAGGAAGGTTTTTAAACTCCCAAAACCATTTACAGATAGTTTTGTAATCTAAGTATTTAAAATCGGAAGAAAGACCGTTTCTGATCGCCTGGTTAAGATATGGAACGGTAAGCCAATTAAACTTTGTTTTCACATCATCCAAAAGAAAACGGATAATAGTGCTTTTTTGTTCATCGGTAAGGCTTCTCCCTGCGATCATTTCGGCTTCATTCAATGCAGATTTTATCGCCGTTTCTGCTTCGTGTGGTAGTAGTTTAGAAATAGTTTTCATCGCCTTCTGCTTTTTTTTGTTCGATTAATTCTGATAATGTTAATATTCTTTCTTTAGGTGCTGGTTTTCTGTTTTCATCTTTGAACCATACGCCTCTCATTTTCTGCTTCCAATTCTTCACGGGCTTGCCGGTGCTATCCTTCCAGTTGGCATCGTTATAGTAATTCCAGGCTTTCTCACCATTTACATATCCGTTTTCTTCAAAGAATAATTTAACTTCTTCTATCTGTGGTGGTATAAATTTATTTTTTTTGCTTTCTTCTTTATTTATATCTCTATTTATATTTTCATTTATATTTTCATTTTCATTTTCATTTTCCATATGTTTATCATATGTTTTACATATGTTTTTCATATGTTTATTAAATCTATTATTTCTACGTGATTCAGTATATTTTAATCTCTTTTCAGATTCTTCCTTTAATCTTGCATTATAATAGCCTGTATCTATTTTAACAAATTTGCTGTAAATATCTTCATCATATGTTTTACATATGAATAACATATCTTTTTCCGTAATAATGCCTTTTTGATGCTGTAAACATAACAAACTGATATATTTACCTACTTGTTCATCAGTCATTGTAAATGTACCTGTAACAAAATCGGAGCTATAAAAAAGGAAAGCTGGATCTTTTGCCATAAAAAGTTAACCCCTCCGGAATAAAGGAGGTAGCCGTCTCCAGTATCCCATTGGGGTAAAAAGTTTAAAATTGATGCGGCTACTCATCAGTTGCTAAATTACGAAACTTTCTGTTTCTTTTGGCTTTCTAGGGATAATTTTTTTAACTTTTTTATACCTGATGCATTGATTTTGCTAGGCATGAGTCTGTATTCTAACCAGCTACAATAAGAGCCGTATTTCGTTTTCCCTTCCTTTTTTGTACGTGTGAGGGTAACTCCAAAAGGTCGCTCAATTAAGCGGATCACTTCCCGGCTGATATTACTGATACCGAAATAGGTGTAAGCTGTTTTAATGCTTACCGGCTTACCTGAAAGCAAATGTGTAGCGAGTGCTTGTGTTCTGGTCATGTTTATTGGTTTTTATGGTTTAAAATATTCATCTAAAAGGCTTTTAATGTGATCGAATCCGCAACCGAATACACCAGCATAACCTAGCTTTTGCAAGCGTTCCAATGTCCTTAGTTGTTCCTGTACGTGTGGATCTTTTCGCAAATCCCCTGACTTTGTTACAACTTTTGAGAAATCTGTCTTAATCTCTATAACAAGTCCTTTATAAGTATCATTAGGATGCAGGATAATCAGATCGGGTATTTTATACCTTTTGCACCTTTTGCGCTTCAGCTCCATTTGCAGCCCTACCGTTACCCTTATCCCGGAAGGATCGGATAAATAGATAACATCAGGATATTGAGCGTCAAGGTACTTGCAAACGGCTGTGTGTACTTCCTTTTCAGTTATCTTCTTCATATAGATCGTTTCCTTTGTAATCGGGATGCTTTTCATGCATGGCATCAATGCCGCTTACCCATAAAAAGCCGACACCTAAGCATACAAGTAAAATGATAATGTGAATCATAAATTTTTAATTTTACGTGGTAATGGTGAAATAATACATTTTTGCTTTGTTGAATATACCAAATGCATTACAGTTGTGTGATCTCTTTTTAAAAACCTACCTAACTGGCTAAGGCTAATATCTGAATGCAGTCTGGCATATCTGCAAAAGTGCGCACGTGCGGCTACTATATTGTGAAACTTTCTTTTTCCTTTCATTTCCTGTAAAGTAGTTCCGTACATGTGAGCAATCCTTTGCGCTTCCTCAATCAGATCTAATCTTTTTTCCTCATGCTCCGCTTCCTTTTCATCATGAACATAAATCTTTTTCACCTTAGTTACCGTCTTTGTTTTGTCTAACATTTCTAGTATCTTAAGTAGTCTTTGTTCTGAATAAGGAAGCAGATCGAGGTTAAAGTAATCTTTTATCTCTTTTAATGCTTCTTTTGCGGTCATGGTTAAAATGGCAGATCGCCTGTGTCTTTTGGTTTACTGTATGTGGTTTGCTTAGGAGGATCTGTAAGGGTTGACTTTTGGTAAGGTTCTGCAACCGTTAAAGAAAGAAAGCTGCCGTTCTTACCTTGCCTCACCCATCCGGCTATATCGTAATCTTTGCCGTTTACATTGAGCTTGCCTTTGTAGTTTGGTGCTTTCTCATTTCCTTTCTGATCGTTGGTGAATAATGCACCTTTGTTTGTGTTGTCGTAGTTTGACATTTGTTTTGATTTTATTGGTTAATAGTTAAAAACTCCTAGTTTTTTGTTTAAAATATCTTCGATCTTATGCATACCAGATTCAAAGCCTGCGTTAACGCCTGCGTGAAATAAAGCAAGCGCAACCTCTGAGTTAAGTTCTAAAATTTCGATCTCAGTAAACATTGCATCTTCGCTTTTTACCTGGCATTTATTGCCTAGTTCTTTAACGATATATCCGGCTCTGTGATTATGGATTGTGAGTATCATATACTAGTTTGGTGTTTTGTTTTGAATTAATGTCTTTTGATCCGTCACCGTATGTGTTCACATAGTAAGCCGATCCGGATATATGATTCTTAAGGTTATCCCTACCGAATATCAAAGCATTTGTAATCTGTATGCTCTCAACGGCTTTGCATTCAATGTAAGCGGATAACATCTGTTTTGCTATGTTATAGTCAATTTCTAATAACTTAAGCCAAAACATATCAACAGCGGTCTTTTTTGTTTCCATTGTTTAAGGTTTTATTTGTTTAAGTGCGGTTTCAAGTTTAATAAATTCATCTTTTGTTTCTGCTTTGTTTATGGCAGCGATAGCCTTTGCCCTCCTTTCTTCAGGTAGCTTTTCGGTTTGTCTGATCAAAGCATCTTTATCTTCCCTTGTAGGAACTTCCTTGCCGTGTGTGTTTGTAGCGTCTGCATCCTTAGTGTCATCCAAAAGGAAAAGGCCTGAGAGCGCATATTTTCGAGCGTATGAGCTTGAGCTACCGAATGACTGCGCTATATCCATTCCTTTGCGGTTTATGTCAATACCAGCCTGAGCAGTTACAGTAGCATTAGTTTCATTAGGAGCGCAAAATTTAGCTGTAGATTCAACATAAACTAATCCTCCAGATGTTTCTTTTATTACATCACTTACAATTAAAATACATTCATATTTTAACAATAACGGCTTAACAGCTTCGAGGATATCCTCTGCATTCCGGTACTTATACTTGCCAAATGCGTTAAATTGATTCTTAGGCGCTTTGAGTTCTGCCTGAATTTTAAGTAACTCTTTCATGTGTTTATGGTTTAAATGTTTACGGTTTCGTTTTTATATCTAGGTTGCAAGTTTGCACCTATTCTAATACCTGCCCAAAAAAGATCACTGCAAAACATATCGACATTCTTAATCTCAATTTCTACCTTTCTGCTGCTGAACCCATTTTCTGGATGAATAGCTAACAGCCTGCAATAATCTGATTCTTCGCTGCATTCAGCATCTTTGAAGCATATCGACTTAATATGTTCGATATCTTCAATGTTTACAAACATACTTATTTGCATGGTGTGAGGTTTTGAGATTTACGAATGGCTTGCTTTTGGTTGTGGTTGCGAAGGTGTCGACCTTTGTAAAACGGTCGTGCAACGTAAAATTTAAAGCTGTCTAAATAAAAGTAGAGGAAAACAAGACCTCCGATGATCCAAAGTAGCATAGTGTTTAGTTTTTAAGTTTACAATATTTGCAGTTTTGACGGATGCTGCACCCCGATATATTTTAGAATACTATTTTAGTTCTTGCCTCTTTACTATTTGCGGCTGCATTTTGCAAAGCTTTAAAATTTTCAGGGAATAAGCTTAAAGCTGACTTTCTACTCATATCAAACCAAAATGATGCAAAATCAATATAGTTTTGAAACTTGTATTCATTACCGAATTTGTCGCTAAATGAGTTGTAAATTTTAATTTCTGTTGTCATTGTGTTTAGTTTTTGTTTGTTTGGTAGAACAAATATACACAGGATTTACACAATTCCAAATTTTTTTTAAACTTTTTTTTATTTATTTTTCGGGCGTGATATGCGCAACGTGTCGATATTGGGAGAAAAAACATCAGAAAAACAATAACTTTCTAGGTGTCGTATTCACTTCAAACATCGGCATTTGTCGCAATATAACGGCAATGCAGCAGATTCTTTTAATACCTAACGACAACGCAATAAACATTATCCCACATGCCACAGTTGAAACAGACGAAGGATTTGGGTGCATCCACTTTCGCCCGCACGATTTTAGCGGATCTATTCAGTAGTCCTGAAACAGATAAAATGCTGGCAAAGTTCAACGCCGGTGCTGGTCAGGAAGACTTGAAATCTGAATTATTTGCAACACTTTGCGAAAAAGACGAAGAGGTTATTATCGACCTTTATCAGAAAAAGCAGTTAATGTTTTACGCTACAGGGATCGTTCAACGTATGATCTTTCAGCCGGGCAATAGGTTTTACAGACGCTACCGTACCCAAACATATGAATTCACAGAAACATTATACAACGAGCAAACAGATGAAAGCCGTCAGGAAAGGGAAAGACAACTGCAGGCAATGGAGCAATCCATCGAAAAGGATTTGCATTGGGTAGAAAAGGCAATGCTGAAACTTCACCAGGAACTTGGCAGCATGGAAAGAATCAGCAAAGAAACAAAAATAAGCATGAAGCAGGTGGATCGTATTTATAAGAAAGGTAAGGAAAAAATACGAACAGCTATGACCGGAAAGGTAATCGGTAACTACATTTTAATAACAAATGAGATGCTTTTGGATATGCCGGAAGATGTGACACCGGATAATATTAACGACATTTTAGAGGAGGTTCATGAATATACGATACAGCGTCTACATGGTCGAATC